GCGGCCTGCTTGCCGCTCATCGTGAACCCACCGAGCGAAGTGGGGATGATCCCCAAGACCCGGTCAGCGTCGTTCAGCTTACTCTGCAGCTCACCCAGACTGTCGATCAGGTCGTTCGACACGCCGCGACGCATGTCGATCAGCGCCTCGGTGGCCCGGCCGACGCCGATGTCGGTGTCCCCGGCGGTCTGCTTGAGGAATGCGAATGCAGCCGCTACCGCGGCCAGCCCGCCGAGCAGGCCGAGGAACTGGCCGGTATAGGCCATCGCTCCGTACATGACCGGTGCGGTGCGGGCCAAGGTCAACATGACGGTTTGCGCCGCCAGGACCCTCGGCGCCAACAGCAGGAACCCGCCACCGAGCAGTGCGGCGGCACCGAGAAGTAATGCGAACACGGTGGCGACGGCTTGCACTGGACCCGGCAGATCGCCGAAGAACTGCGCCACACTAGCCACGCCCTCGGCAAGCGACGCTATGGCCGGCAACAGCACCGAACCCATGTCGATGGCGAAGTCCACGACCGCATTCTTGGCGATCTGGATCTTCGCCTCGGCGGTGTCGTACCGCTTGGCCGCCTCGTCGATGAGTGCGGTGTTCTCTTCCCACGCCCGCGCGCCGTCGTCCAGCGATTGGCCCAGCAGGTCGCCGGCACCGGCCAGGCGCAGCAGCGAGTCACGGGTGCGGATGTTTCCGAGCTCGAGGTCCTTTAAGGTGGCGAACACGTTGCCACCGGAAGCGTCGATGCGGGCCAGGCCCTCGACGAACGCCTGGATGGCGCGAGCCGGGTCGGTCTCGAACGCCTGGGTGAACTGCTGCGCGGACATGCCCGCGACCTCGGCGAATCCGGCGACCGACTCACCCCCCTCTGCGACCGCGTCCGCCATCTTGACCATGGCCGTCGAGATCGCGGTACCGCCGGCCTCAGCCTCGATACCGACAGATGCCAGCGCATTGGCGAACGCGAGCACGTCCGCCTCGGACAAATTGATGATTGCGCCGGCGCCGGAGATGCGCTGCGCCATCAGGATGATGTCCCGCTCAGTCGCCGCGCCGTTGTTGCCGAGTTCGACTAGAGCGGCACCGAGCCGATCCACGTCTTGCGGCGCAGTCTGCATCACGTTCATGAGCTGCGCGATAGCCGTCGCGGCCTCGTCCGCGGTCAGGTTCGTGGTCGCGCCGAGATCTAGCATCACGCGGGTGAACCCGACCACATCGTCAGTGGCGACACCCAGTTGGCCGGCCGCCTCGGCAACGGCGGCGATCTCACGGTGACTGGCGGGCAGAGTCGTGGCCAGGTCGCGTAGACCCTTCTCCACCTTCGCCAGTTGCTCAGGCGTGCCCTCGACGGTCTTGAGTACGCCGGTCCAGGCCGACTCCCAGTTGATGGCAGCCTTGACCGCCAATCCCAGCCCGGCAGCCACAGCCACACCGAACCCGACCATGGCTTGCCCGACACGCTTGGTCGCCTGCGCCCGCTGCTCATTGATGATCTGATCCAGTTGCGCGGCCTGCAGATCGGTGGACCGCAGTTGCGATTCGAACCGCATCATCGACCGGTTCGCCGAAGCGATGGCCCGCTCGAGCTTCGCGGCGTCGGCGTCGATGGTGACCCGCAGATCAGCATTACGAGTCGCCATCGGTCACCGCCTCTCTAGGTACCAGCCGCACGTACACGCCGCCCATCTGCTGAGCCAGATCGCGGGTGTTCTTCTCCTCGGCCTGCCGCCGGTGGCAGCCGCGGCACACCCGCACCTCGGGTGTGTAGGCGTCCCGGTCCGCTTCCCACTCCCACTCCGCTGTGCCGCAGTGCGGGCAACGCTGCGCCTCGTCGGACTGCCACGCCAGCGCCGCCTGCTGATCGTCCGGATGCCAGTTCAGGAACTCCGAGAGCGGGATGCCGCGCGGGCCGCAGTAGGCCATGCGCGCCCGGAACAGCGGGTCGCGCCTCAGTCTTTTGGGATGCCGTCTGCCGGCTGCGCCCCGTAGGCCCGCTGGATCGCGTCGCGGCACGTGATCACGTCGCCGGCCGACCAGCGGTCAGAGGTGAGCTCGGCCTTCCACTCCTCGGCGGTCAGGTCCGAATCCAGCACCGCGGCGGCCATGGCGTGATACGTCCATTCCTTGACCTTCGCCGCGTTAGCCTCTTCGGCTTTACGCCGGTCCTCGCCCTTGACGTCGGCGGGGATGTCGTCGGGCAGGTATTCCGACGCGAGCGCGTCCCGCTCGTCCTCGGATAGCCCGCGGAACTGCAGCGCCAGGCAGTGCTTGTCCCGCTCGGCCTGCGCGTCAGCGACGGCCTGCTCCAGCACGGCGACATCGATGCTGCTCTTGTCGCCCTGCCGGGACTTGACAATGTTGCCGAACTGCAGTTCCTTCTCAGCCTGCTCCAACCGCTGGACGGCCTTCTCGCCGTCTTCGTCGAGCGGAAAGTAGGCGGTGACGACCTTGGCGCGCTTGCGCGCCAACTGGTCGCGCAGACCGGTTTTGCGGGCGGCGCGGGCTTGGGACTGGCTCATCAAGACACCGGCCCCAAGTGCAAGTGTGGACCGGTACTGTTGCCGGTCGAACCGATGGTGAACTCGTTTCGGCCACCATCGCCGGTGCATCGCCAGTCGCCATCGCCTAACTCTTCAACGATGTAGCTTGCGACATCCCAGAGAGCAGCGCCTCTCGCATCGTGCAGGCCGTGCTCGTCGAATCGGCGAACAGCAAAGCCCTCGATGCGGCGGCCAATTTCGGCCAACGTCTCCATGCGGATCTGCTCGGCGGACTTTCTGCGGAATCGAAACATAGTTACTCCTGGCACGGCGATAGGCACGGTTAGAGCTCCCAGCCAGCCGACCGTGCCTGGGCAGCCAGCTGGGAGCGACTAGAGCAGAGACGACTCACGTCTCGGTGGGCAGCGCGATCTTCCGCAGCGCGGTGACGGCGAACCCGACCGAACCCATCGACCCGCCTGCCGTAGCCACAGTCGGGGTGACGGTCGAGACCTCGACCTTCCACACCCAGGCGCGCGCCGTGGAGATCAGGCCACGTGGGGCGTGGACCAGATAACCCGCATCGCCGACGGTGAAGAAGTCCAGGGCGTCGTCGTCGTCTTCGGCGAGGTAGAACGAGATGGACGAGTCGTCCAGGGACGCCCCGTCGAACACCTTGCCGTCGACGTCGGAGCACATGTCCTGTAGCTCCGCGTACCGGGGCGAGACATTGAACCCGTTCAGCGCCTCGATCGCGCACGTCAGGTTCGACCCGGCGTTGAGCTCGGTCTCGGTGAGGGCGAAGTCCGGGTCGGCGATGACCGGCACGAAGACCCACTCGGTGTTCTTCTTGATTCCGTAGCGATCCGCGTCGATCCCGCCGATCTGCGTGGGAGAGAAGGGCATTGGTTACTCCTTTTCCTTTGTGTCCGATTCGGCGGCCGACTCGGCATTGACTTTCTTCCGGGATGAGACCCGCTTCCAGCGCGGGCCGAGAGTGCTCAACTGGGTGCGCAGGACTTCCTTACGGGCACCACTGGTGTGCTCGACCAGGACGCGCTTGGACAGGCGGCGGGGCACGATGGGACCTCCGACTCTGGACAACAAGGCAATTCGGACGCATAGTGAAGGCATGGGGGACAAACTCTGGACAGCCTTCGCCGTATTGGTGCTCGGGATCATGACGATTACGGCCCTGACCGACTTCGAGACCAGCGGATGGCTGCTGATACCTGTCGTCGGCGCAGTGCTGTACTGGCTAATACGGCAAGGAGTCGCACACGGCGTGAAGCAGGCGAACAACTCAGAGCCGCTTGAACACCGCGTCGATAGCTGACTGGACGCCGCGCACAGCCGCGTCCTCGTGCTGACGCACCGCCGGCACCAGGAACGGGCGCTGCTGCTGCTCCACCCAACGGTCACGCCCGAACACCGGATGCCGGAACGTGCCGGCCCGCTGACCGATGCCCTCGAACGGCCGCGCGTGCGGTGCCTTGGCCGAGTTGACCACGATCTGCACCGCCGACCCGGTGCCGAACCGCACCCTGGTACTGATCGCGTCAGGGATGCGCGAAGACCAGGAGGCGTTCGACCGGGCCGCCGCAGCGATCACCTCGGCCGCGTCGATGATGTTGCGTCGCAACTCGGGCCGAAGCTCGGTCGGCACGTCCCGCAGTTGCAGCGAGAACGCGATAACCTCCGAGCCGTCGATCGTGATCATCAGATGTAGGCGACGTAGGAGACGGTGAACGCCAGACCCACCGAGGCGCCCTCGTTGGCGTCCTGGTGCTGGGTCAGGGTCATGTTGGGCCCGATCGATATCTCGTCCGCGCCGAGCCCAGTCTCGTCGTCGCGGATGGCCACCTCGAGTTGGGCCAGAATCTCGGTGGCCCGCTCGCGCACCGGCACGATCGTGGTGTCGCCGTGGCCGACCGCGATGTAGCAGGCGATCTCGCCGTCTGCTGTCATGCGCCCGAGCATGTCCTCGTCGCGGCGACGCTCCACGGCGTGACGGTCGATGAACGGCGCCCAGCCGACCAGCAGCAGTTCCTTCGAGCTCGGCTTGAATGGCGCCGGGCCGTCGAACACCGTCACCCCGGTCAACGTCGACTCGGCCAGACTCACCAGCGCCAAGGCCACCTCGTGGCCCCGGTAGGACGCCGGCTGCATCAGGCCAGCCCGAACTTGTTATAAGGCCGGGTCAACTCCATGGCCCGGCGCGGCAGGGCGAACCCGCGCAGGATGAAGTGCGAGGCGTCCCCGCCGACCGGGGCGTCGTCGTCGATGCCGTGGATCTGAGTGAACGAGCCCGTCCGGCCACGCTGGGTTTCCCACAGGTGGTCGGTCACAATGTAGACGGCCTTCTCTAGATCGTCGGGATACGGATCCCAACCGGCCGTGTAGACGACGTCCAACTCGTCGTAGATGGATTGCACCAACCGCACCACGGCTGACCGGCGGGAAATCTTGGCCCCAATGATGTCGACCGTGTTGCCGTCCGAGTCGGTCGCCGAGACCAGCGTTTGCACGGGCCGCTCATCGAGGATGAACGTGCCGCAGCGGGCGATGGTCTGCTCAGTGAAGGAGGTGCCGCCGACCGGACCGCAGCGATGGCTGATAGCAGCCAACGCGGCGTCGAAGAACGAGCCGAACTCGGCGAACATCGCCGAATCCGTCACATTCGAGAACTCCCGCGCCTCGGTCACGGTCGGCGTAGCCACCGGATCCTCCTAGATCACTTCTGCCGCAGCAGGGTGGCCGTACCGTCGGCCACCGTGGCGCCCACCGCCGGAGCCGTCGGCTGTGCAACAGCCGTCGTGCCTGCGATGGTGACGACAAACTTCTCACCGCCGGTGAACTGGAGCTCCTGACCCAACGTGACCGCCGTCGAGTTGGCCCGCAGAACCCGCCGCAGCGGTCGACCAAGAGAATCAGCCGTCGATGTGGTGAGGCGGCCAAGCGAATCCTTCGCGGTCGACGTCGGTGTCACCAGATCCCGGCCGATGAAGTCCTCGCGGAAGTTGGTGGTAGCCATCAGTCCTCCCGGTTCGCGTTCAGCTCATCCACCAGCTCTTGCTTGGTGAACTGCTCGAGGTCTTCCCGGCTGCCGAGACCGGCGGTCTCGGCCTGTGTGACCAGCTCGTCCTTGCTTGACGCCATGGACGCCTTGACCTCAGTCGTCGCCTCAGGTTCAGGCTCGGACTCGGCCTTGCCCTGCAACTGCTCCAGCTCGGCGCGGTTGATCGAACCGACCACCACGCCCTCTTCAGTGACGATCATGCGAGGTTCACGATCCGCTGCACGCCGGCAGACTCGATGGTCAGCGGCGTGAAGTAGCCTGCGTACGCCACCTGCGTACCGAGCACCGACGGCTCGATGGCCTGCAGGGCACCGACTCGCTGCTCGTACGCCTCGACCGCGGCCGAGGAGATCAACGATCCGAAGTGGTTGGCCGTATTCGGGTAGCCCGCGGACATGATGACCGGAACGCCGGACACGTTGCCCATGACACCCTGCCCGAACCCGCCAGCGGTGAAGCCAGGCGATTGCGCGTTCTGCGGATTCACTGGAGAGAACAGCGGACCCCACGCACCGAGTTGCGCTGGAGACACGACCAGCGCAAGTCGACCCTGGCCCTTGGTGGCGTTGTACACATTCGCCACTGCCACCCACAAGGCAGCAACCAGGGCGTCTGCGGTCGCACCCGCAGCACCAGCGCCCGTCGTTTCGACGTTGTTGGCGATGGCCTGAACCAGCGCCCCCGCTGCCGCCTCCGTCTCGATGGCGTACTGCGCCGCCAGGTCGTTGATGACCGCGTCCAGCGCCGACGGCGAAGAGAAGTCGATGTTCTGCCGCGACACGTTCACATAGCCGCCATAGGTGACTGCGTTCGCAGTCAGGCGGGTGATCGTCATCTTCTGCGAGACCAGCTCGGACTTCTCATCCGCAGCCGCGCCCGCAGTACCCTGCTGGTCGACCAGCGTGTGCGCAGTGACCTTCGGGCGATGCCACGTCGCCGACGGCATGTCCCGCGGGCCGAGGAACGACACGAGCGGGCGAGCCGCGTCGATGAAGTTGACGACCTCGCCGACGATCGGGTCGGGCACGATGCCGAGGTTGTCGCCGGTCTTCTGGTGCGCGGCGGCCCGCTCGTAGAGCTCCAGACGCTCCTTGGCGTCCCGGCTGCCGCTTGCCGCCCCGATCAGGTCCACCATCCAGTGGCCCGCCGACCGGTACTCCACCGGGCCGGACTCGCCGCTGCGGCGGGCCGTGGTGATGGCCTGGTCTACTGCCTTGGCGCGGGTTGCGATCTCCTGCGCGATGCGAGCCGTGTCTTCGAGTTCGTCGATCTGCGCCTTGATCGCGCCCATGCGGTCGCGAGCTTCGGCGAGGCTCGACTTCTCGGTGTCGTTCAGGTCGCGTTCGGCGTCCTGAACGTTGGCGATCAGGCCCTGGACGAATGCGTTGCGCTCGTTGAGTTCGTTCTCGAGACGCCGAATCATGGCGTCGTTGGCTTGGCTGTTGACACCCATTGGGGGTACTCCTTCTAAGAGATGTGATGAAGGAGCACGCCTCGATCACCCCGCGCACCGGGATCATCGATGCCGGCCCCCGCTCGGGGCCGGTGGTCGTGCGGTTACCGGTTCAAGCGCGACGCGGCCCATGCGAGCAGGTCGTCGTTCATCGCCTCATCCAGCGCTGGTGTTTCGGGCAGCGGCGACTGTTCAACCACTGTCAGGCCGTGCTGTCCCGCTCGGACAGCCAACACCTCGGCCCCTACGAATGCCGGGTCCTCGACCATCGCCAGATGATCCATGAAGCCCCGAAGAATCTTGCGCGTCCTAGTTCGCCGATCAAGCTTCTGGTCGCTCAGGCGGTTCAGCCGGAACCCAATGGAGGGGAACGCGCCGCCCTCATCGGCCAGGGTCAAAGTCTCATCGCCGCGCGGAGTGGAATAGATCTTGACGCGGGTGAACAGGCCCTTCGGATGCGACGGGTCGACTTGAACCACTTTGCCAACCGTGTCGCCCTTCGCGTGCTCGCGGTTGACCTGAATCCGACCTGCGTGGCTCTCGATCCCGTCGTAGGCATGTCGATCGTGTGACTCGCGCCAGATCTCCCCGCGGTAGAACACATCCGCCTCTTCGTCCCACGGCACCGCCAGCACGTCGATCAGGCGCAGCTTCTTATCCACATCCTCCAGCGTCGAACTGCGATGTTCGACCTCGGGCACGACGATCTCCGTCACGACCGGCCACCTCCTGTCAGCGCCTCGGCCGACTCCGTACCGATGAAGCGCTCCATGGTCCGGATCTCCTCACGGTCCAGCACGCCTATGTTCACCAACTTCTCGTACGCCTCGGCCCGCTCCTTGAACGTCGGCCGCGAATACTCGTCACGGTTCAACTCCGCCGACTGACCCCGCGGCAACGCCCAACCCGACACCGCCGACATCACATGCACCGCGGCTGGCTTCAAACACCGGCGGTCGTGGAAGTCGAACAGGCTCGTCACGTTGCTGTACGTCATCGAGTCATCACCGGACGGCAGACCCAGCAGGAACGGCGGCACACCCAGCAGATTCGAGATCCGCGCCTCGTTGTACTTCGCCAGATCCAACAACGCCATCTCCTGCGGCGAGAGTTGCAGCGGATTCGCCTTCACCCCGCCGGACAACACCGCCGGCTTCCACGGCTCGCCAAGGTTCTGCATCCGCGACGCCCACCACTGGTCCAGCACCTCGTCTGCCTGCGCCTTGGTCAACTGCTGCTCGACCTCGAGCACGTACTTGGGGATGCCGCCACCCTGGGCGATCTCCGTCGCGTAGCGGGCCAGCACACCCGCGGCCACCAGGCGGGTCTTGCCCGACTCCAACGGCCCCACACCACGCGCGCCGTCCGTCGTGGACTTGTACCGGATGTGCAGCACATCGTCGGTGACGTCCAGTTTGCCCAGGTTGTAGACCCGGCGCCCGCCGGACATCTCCACGTTCATCAGCCATTGCGGGATCACCCGGAAGTTGTATGGCAGATCGTCTGCGCTGCGGGCCATCGGCAGCACGAACGCCTCGCCCAACTGGTAGTCCCAGAACAGCTGGCGGGCGAACTCGTGCCACGACGTGTAGATCATCGGGTCCGGATTGATCATCCACGTCGCCGGCGGCAACACCTGACCGTTACGAGTCCGGTACACCGGCATCGTCGAGAGCACCGAAGAATTCAGATCCAGCGCCGCCCACGCCGTATCGACCAGGTCGTCGAACTTCGAGCCGAAGCCGTTCCACGCCGGGCTCGCCCAGGACGCCGGCCAGCCGTCCCACGGCGACGGCACGATCGCCGCCATCCGGTTGTTGCTCGGCTCGACTGCCTCGACCTCGAACCCGTCCGGGTCGCCCGGCGAGTAGCCAGGCCCCACGCTGTCCGGGTCACCTACCGTCGCGTTCGGAGTCGCACCGGCCCCGGTGAGCCATGTCCAGAAGCTCATGTCCCACCCTTCCTAGAAGATCGCCGGAACTCTCTTGATCTGCGCGGCCCACCACGACGCCAACGTGACCGCCTCCAGCACCGAGATGTCCGCCTCAGTCTGCCTGCGGCCCCACGCCCACCGATCGCCCACATTGCGCTTCACAGCCACCGACACCGCAGCCTCGAGCTCCGGGTACGAGCCGTGCTTGACCTTGCGCTCCTGCACCCGGTCGAACAGATCGGAGCAGGCATCCAGCACATCGGTCGTGTCGGCCACCTTCAGTTGCACATGGGCGGTCTCCAGGTCGTCGATCAGCGCCGCCGCCGGGCCCTTGCCGTCGATCACCACGTCCACCTGGTGCCTGTCCTGCAGCTCCTTGGCCCTAGTCACCAGCCACGAGGTGCCCCGGCCGTGCTGCAGCGGCTTGAGGTGCATGTCCTCGCCGTTCTGTGCCGCGGCGGCGATAGCGCCGTGCGTCAACTCCCACGACACCGCCACCGCAAGTGCTGCGACAGGCAAGCCGTCGGGACGGTCGAACGTCGCGCAGGCTTCCCACCTGCCGGGACCGAACACCGCCGCGGCGCCGGGCTCATCCCACCAGCCCAGCCGCTCACGAGCGAACTCCAACGGCGGCAACGCCTGTCGTTCGGCCTGGACGTACTCGACCGTCAAGCCGGTGCCGTTGGCCCGCGTACGGCCCAGCAGCGGATTCGCCTGCTGCCAATTCTCCACATCATCGAGTGCGCAGCCGGGCACGCCGAGATCGTGGGTGCACGGGTCCTGCTCGCAGCCGCCACGGTCAGTGCCCCACTCCAGGTACGCCAGCCGCGGCGAGATGCCCGGCCGACCACGGTCCCGGATGCCGCGCAACACCTCGGAAGTCTCCAGGCCCGCCGACGAGCCGTAAACCACCTGCGGGTCAGGCTGCACCGACAACGTCGGCAACAGCGCGCCCATATGGTCCGGCTGCAGCGCGAACGCCTCATCCAGAACGACCTTGTTGCCCGACAGGCCGCGACCGCCGGACTTCGTGCGGGCCTTGAACATCAACCGCTGACCGGTTTTGAGTTCGATCGACTCCTGGCCGGCCGCCGTCTTGATCGCCTTGACTTCGTCGGACAGGAACTTCGAACTGTAGATCAGGTCGATCATATCCCGCAGCGCCTCGAGCGTGGTGCGAAACTCATGCGCCGACCACACGATCAGCCGCTCGCGGGTCACGTACAGCCAGCCCAGGGCCGCCTGCTTGAACAAACCGGTCTTCAGATTCTGCCGGGAACAGATCACACAGAACTCGAAAGCAGCCGATTTCGAGCCATTCAAAGCGAACAGCAGGTCAAGACCCAGGCGTTGCTCCGGATCCGGCGCGAAGCCCACCATCTCGCTCAGCTCGGCCACCTCGGGGCCAAGAGTCTGGGTGAACTGCGGTGCCGCCCGGTGGAACGGCTCAACCGCCAGCAAGCTTGCGCTCACGCCGCGCCCTCAACTCGTCCAACGGGTTCGCCACAGCGTTCACGCCGTCCAACGCGGCCTCCATGACCGCCCGGAACTCCTTGGACAACGACGCCACCGACGCGCCCGTCTCGTGCGGCGAAGCGATCCGCTGCGCCAACGCCAGCGCCTGCTGGCCAAGCACCGTGTCCAGCCGGTTCGCGGCGTTTAGTTGGCGCTCAGTGACCGCGGCTAGGCCGGCAGAGTCGGTCTTCGGTGGGATCGCCGTCACCGACGCCTTTGGATTCGTCGACTGGCGAGAACGGCAACTGGACGAGCAGTACTTCGATGTCGGCCGCTTCGCCTCGTACGGCTTACCGCACCGGTCGCAACGACGTTGCATCACGACCTCCCCGGGGGCCAAGCGCTATCGAGGTGCCGCGAACGCATGCCTGCC